CAAGGGCACAGTTTCGCACCAGGCCTTAAGACCCAGCCGTAAGGCTGCGGCCTTCCCGCCTTCTTCGCGAGAAAACTCCACGCAACCTGATGAATTCAGACTTACGTGACCGGGGTCCGTCGTAGGACGGCCCCCACGTAACCGGGATTTAACGTCCCGGCCAATCTGCTCTCCCAAACGGAAGAGAAGTTCGGATCTAAACGCAGGAAGCGCTTTACATCGGAAACCCAAGTTGGCTTTGTGACTCTTAAGAGCCGCATCTTGTGCCTTCTTGGATCCCGGAGGGAATCCTCGCGTCGACGTGAAAGCCGACAAACGTGTTGCCTCCCCTTTGGTCTTGATTCCACGTCTTATGACATGGTCAAGCCAAATGATCCCAGTTCCAGTGAACTGTCCGTGGTCATCGAACCCAAGACAGCCACGGTCCGGGACCGGGGCAGACCCAATACCATCAGCTCCGCAGAAGACTGCATAAGCAGCCAGCTGCTTCCAGAGCTTGATGGTACGATCAGGATTATATAGAGCATTGCTCACAATCCATCGGAAGAACTTCCGAATGGACGGTGTGCGCTCCATAAAGAACTCCTCAGGCGAGGAAACCCAAAGGTTGTCCTGTACCGCGGACCATATCCTTCCAACCATTAAGATCTGACCTATAGGTCGACCTAGTAGTTGGCGAGACACTGCCAGCGACAGGCCACAAGCGCTTAAGCGCTTGTATGCCGCCTGTAGTCGGAACCGATCCTTCTCCTGGTCGATCCGCTGATGCGGATCAGCCATATGGAGGGGAATTGGTCCCCTATAAGGCTTGACCGTAAACTTCATCCGCCCGAAAGAGCGGAGGGAGCCTTCCGGCCACCACCGTGTGTCATAAGACACATAGTGGTCAGGATCCATAACTGGATCCTGAAGCCCCAAATGGGCATACAATTCTAAACATCTAACTACAGAGGTCCGAAGACACTCTGGTATAGATGTAAGCATTGAGGTAGGTTGAACTTAAG